GCTCGATATACCCGTGGTCGGACGTATCTGCACAGCCCTCAGCACTGATCCACAAACGACCCATGTCATAGGTCTTGAGATCTGCACCAGCCACGGCACCCTGCCGGATGTACTTCTTTGTACCATCCGGTCGGACCGTCATCTCGAAGATGCGCCAAGGTGCGCCATCCTCGTAGATGGTTGACTGGGTCGCCACAACTGCCGAAGTGGGCCCAGCGTCAAGGGTGTCGTAGTCGAAGGACATAAGGATGTTCCCATCGGACGACGTACCTTTCAGGTTCTTGTAACGAACCTTTAGGGAGTCAATCCGGTACCTCTCGTAGTGTTGTGCAACACCACTAAGCCAAGGGAACGATTCTGCGAGACCTGGGTTTATCGCCAGGTTCAGCACATTTGCGAAGGACACCGATCCAACCACGGTGCCTACGCGCTCACACTCACGATGAGTGACGGTCCGCTGCATCCGCGAGCGAGAACCACGGTTCATCGCAGCGGGCGCACGGACCAAATTGCCGCTGTCGCGGCGGGGTGCCGCAGCCCGAGGGGCGCGGCGGGGTGCGCTGGCCATTGGCGCTGGCCGGCGCTGGGTGGGAGGGACTTTCTTGGGAGTCATTCCCTCATCGGCCAGGCTTCTGGGGTCGATGCTGACGTCAGTGACCAGCTGGGGACATCAAAATCCTCCAGAAGATCCTGGCAACCAGTGATGGGGAAAGTCCAAGAGTCGAGAAATTGTTCCATTTCCAGTTGCTCCTCGACGGTTATGCCGAAGGCTCGATGGAAAGAAATACGCGCCTCATCTGTGATTGGTTGAGGGTCTAGACGCTCAAGCTGACGCATGTTCATAGCACGCAGCTCCTGGTGCACTCGAAAGTACATAGGGTCGCTTGCGGTTAAGGTCACATGGTCTTGTTGAAGCCGGCGCCGTGCGTCTGCGTTTCTTGCACGCAGTACGTTCCAGCCGACTCCACCGCCTGATGCGTTACGCGTTAGTGCCATAGCATAGGATTGCATGATCGGAATCCCGAGATTCAACACCATCTCGGCCATTCCTATCGTATTCACTAGCTTGCGTCTAACGCGTTCCGAATCAACATACTTTACCCCGCCAAGTCCGGAGGACAATGCCTTCACCGGGTCACGGACAAACTTGTATTTGCCCGGAGCATACTCGACGGGGTGCGATTGGCACCACTCTACGCCTTCAATGGTAGTCGAAATGTTCTCAAGCTTGATCTCCATTCCGAACGAAAGGAACTCCTCGTAAAGATTCTCCTCACACCAAGGCAATAACTCCTCCTCAACTATAAGGAGGCAGTCATCACCGTCGTCAAGGATGTCGTACTTCTTTCCTTTCATAATGGCCGAAACCATTATTACCATAAGCAAGCAGTTGCCTAACGCAGTATTCATGTCACCTGACATCCGCTTACCACGCGTATGATATTTAATGCCTCTACTGGAGACACCCCGATTATCCAGCTGCCACCGAAGCAGCATCCGGAACTCAGGATCATTACACATAGCAAGGTATACCGAGTGCTCGATTTGTAGCAGTTCCTTACTAACATGCTGATCGAAGCGACTGGCGTCAAGTGACACGACACAGGGGGTACTGAAGCCTCTCATCTTCTCTACCAGGAGTTTAGCACGCCCGGCTTGAGAGAGGCCCTTACCAATTAGTCTTAAGGAGGGGAGTGTCCTCCCGTCTCCGTGCAATCGGTAAAGTGGGTGTTCGCAGGCCTTCAGGAACCTACCAACAGCCACACAGTACTTCGGGTCGCGAAATTGAATAGCCCGCGGATCGGGATTAACCTTAGTGGGATTCAATTTCTCGAACTTCACAAACATTTTAATACGGGCGCTTAGTTTGGTCAATCCATCCCGGAGGACACGATCTGTCGCCTGAATATAGTTGGATCTTTTACCTCCACTATACAGGTTCGGCATCTCGTACCACTCCTGGGGGGACACACGCGGCAGCAGCCTCGATATTATCCGTGCTTGCTTGCGAAGCTTTTCTAAACCAGCCTTAGTCGGGGCTGGTACCGCCCCCAGGACACGGTTCCTGAGGGCGATCACCTGATTGCAAGAGCAATCATGGTGGGCAAATGGCAGCCAGGAGCCACGGAACACCAACCGTGCTATCCTAACCCACTTGCGTGTATGTTCGTCATCCCTGGGCAGTGGGCGCTCATCTATGCCGCAGCCGGGATCAAGGGGCTTAACTTCCTTGTCACCGGCACAGAGCGCAGGCACACGCACAGGGCACCGTCAAGCGAGGTCCATCCGGCCCCCCGCCGGAAGTAACCCCTCCTTAACCCATCGCGTAACATGACGCATGGACTGCAGGACAGTGTCAACCTCCCAGTACTCGAACAGTGCATTCTCGCATGGTGTCAATTCCATGCAAACCCCGACAGATCGGGTAACTTGCTCGAGTATCTGCATCTCTGTCCAGCCTTTCCGATTTAGACGAACCCACTGCACTGCTGCGTAGCGGACATTGTCTGCATGGAACTTCGTTTTCGAAGCTAGCATGGTTTTCAACATGAGATGCGACAAAAGCTCTAGGTCAATCGCGTGAACCGCGGCGATACGAGTGACCTGGGCGCCTATGTCTGGGAAGCCAACCCGCTTAAAACGGATGGGACGAAGATACACTACCAGTCCACCCCACAGCAAACAAAGGAGCATACCAGCAAAGCGAGACTCAAAGAGAGTAATAGCATTGTTCAGATCAAAGGACAACTGGTTCTGCACTCCTGCAAAAGCCAGGTTACCTTCCAAGAGATCTGCAAACTGCCAAGCACGCGTATTGTACCAGTAGTTCAGGCTGTGAAGGGTGGAGGGCATGTAGGACCACAAAAAGAGCATGAGGATTGAGACAAGGGTCACCTCCATCAGGTAACGCCAGTCAAACGCCCACTCCTGCGCACCCTCCGTCAAGGGTGGTGTGTACACAGGGGGCTCCACCACATCCTTGCCCTCATCCTCACCCGCATCCGAAACGGACGTAACATCACCATCACGGCGGTCGTCCTGGGACTCGGTGGGAGCTTGCTCCTCCTTGGCTTTCAACCCAGCGCCTTGAATGGCCATTGCAGCCGCAATGGCCTGGCGGGGGGTTGTTGCTTCATTGTCAAGCAAGCCAGGGTAGGTAGCTTCGACCGCAGCATAGACCGTGTCATAGTCGTAGCCGCTGTCGGGGCATTGGATCTGCTCAGCGCTCTGCGCGCTTGCGTCCTTCACAAGACGATTTCCAGTCGTCTTACGACGCCGTGGGTTGCGGCCAGGTGATTTACTGGCAGCACCCTTTCGGTACGCACCTGAATGCGAACCAGGGGCGGCGGCGGCATTTTCTGCCGTCGCCCCAGTGGGTGGGCTCACGCCCGCCCCGTTGTCATCACTGACAACTGTCTCAGTTCCGCGGCGTTGCTGAGACCCACTACGTTGGCGCGTAGTGGTTTTAGCACTTGGGGGAGTGCTAGGGTGGGAAGCGGTCTG